CCGTATCAAAACAAAGAAAAATGTCAGGAAACTATACTGCTCAAGTATACTGGACATTCTTAGGGCAGGCAGCGCACTTTGATGATAGATGGAACTGTCTTGATGGAGAAGGTAGAAAGCCAGAAGATATATATCATTTGCATTTTACTGATGTACCAACTCAACCGTGGCAACCTCAGTGGGCAAAAGATAAAGGACACAAACACCGCCCGCATCCTCGAAAAGACTTAGTAGAAATTTGGAAGCAATACAGGGACGAAGCTCTTGCGAATATTAATTAGTACAAAAACTCTTCTCAAGCAGAAGAGAAATAAACAAAACGAAATTTTTAGATGTTTTATGAGCATAGGCAAAGCTTGCCAAGCTCTGGGACATGAAGTAATTATGAATGACAAGATCATTACAGATGTTGATCTTGCTTTTGTCTTTGCTACACACTCTCCTAAAAATCCAACTATGGAGAGATCACAAATAATTTTGCCTCTCAGAGAAGCAAAAGTACCCACCTTTCATATAGACTCTAGTTTCTTTGGAACTTACATTCGTAATGCTTTGAACGCTCCTGAGACGGGTATGTTTAGAATTGGATTAAATGAGTCCACTGGAGAAGCTGATTGGTTGATAGATCATGTTAGTCACCATAGATTTGATGAGTTCAAGAGAAAGTTTAAATTCGAAGAACAATACCCCAGACTTCCAAATGATTATCCAATAATGATACTTGGACAGCCAAATGGTAATTTTCAGTACGATGATAAAAGAACTTTTGATACTTATGTTAAAGAAGAGATAATGCCTGTACTATTAGAAAAAACAGACAGAGTAATTATTTTTAGACAACATCCAATGGTTACAGCAAAACCAAACTTAGATGGAGTAGACTTTCAAAAAGCAGACCGTGCTAGAAGAACTTTACTAAAAGATATGCTTTACTGTAGTGCTGTAGTTACCCACAGTAGTTCGGGGGCTGTGGAAGCATTAGTGGAGGGACTACCTACTTTTGCAACAAGTCCAAGATGTATAGCATATGAAGCGTGTGGAGATTTAAATGATATTGTTGAACCTTTTGATTGGTCAAAAAGAGAAAAAGCTATGTGGAAATGGGCACATACTACTTGGTCAATAGAAGAGTTTGCAAATCCGGAGCTGATAGATAGTTATATACAGCGAGCAAAAGACAAAGGGTATTTATGAAAAGAACAAAGTTCAAAAGCAGTCACTTCAAGTGGGCATGGTATGACAGAGACTTTTTCTACTCTATGGACGGCATAGGAGAACATCCAGATCACCATTGTAAAAAGACTTGGATAGTAAGTAAACCTTTTATTACTACAGCAAGAAATGCAATAGACATAGGATGCAGAGATGGAGAATATACTAGGTATCTGATGAAAGATTTTGAGCATGTGTATTGTTTTGATTACAGAGAGCGACAGTTCTTTCCACACAATGTAGATTTAAAAAAAGTATCTCATTATGAGTGTGCTTTGGGAAACGAAAGCAAGACAATAAAAGCAAGTGGAAGAGGCAGAATAGATAAGCAAGTAGCCAAAAGAGGCTACAAAGTACGACAGTATACACTAGATGAGTTTGAACTAAAAGATATTGATTACATAAAAATTGATGTTGATGGGTACGAAGAAAAAGTTTTGAAAGGATCTCACAATACCATTGAAGAGTACAATCCTATACTAGTGCTAGAAGCAGAGAATGGAGACTTACGAGGCATACACTATTGTCAAAAGTTTTTTGGGTACAAACCTCAAGCTTGGGATGATAAGCACAGAAATGTGGTAATGACAAAATGAAAATACACTGGTTATTTGATGTGGATGGCACATTGACACCTCCAAGAGAAAAGATGAATGAAGAGTTTCAAGAATGGTTTAGAAGCTTTATGCTTAAAAACTCAGTGTATCTAGTAACAGGAAGTGATTATTCAAAAACTATACAACAGTTAGGAACTCACATATGTGAATTTGTAAATGCAGTATACTGTTGTTCTGGAAACGATAAAAAGGTTAATGCAACAACAATTAGAAAATTTGATTGGGAACTGCCAGACCTAGCAAGTATCTTTTTAAAACTTGCACTTGTTGATAGTGAGTATCCTATCAGAACTGGAAACCATATAGAGCAAAGACAGGGCAGCATAAATTTTAGTATTGTAGGTAGAAATGCAAACCTTGAACAAAGAAAACACTATTTTGAATATGATAAAACAACTGGGGAAAGACAAAAGATTGTAGATGAGTTTCAAGAATTATTTCCAGACTTAGATGCAGTTATCGGAGGAGAGACAGGAATAGACATCTATCCTTCAGGAAAAGATAAATCTCAAATAATAAATGATTTCTCTGTAAACGACCACACAATATTTTTTGGAGATAAAATATTTCCAGGAGGTAACGACTACACACTATCATTACAAGTTGATAGTTCTATACAAGTAGATGGGTGGCAAGATACATGGGATAAGATACGCCTCGTTGAGGATATTATGGAGGAGATGTATGACGGGTGACGGACAAGAATTAATGGCATGGGTTTTAGCAGTAGGCCTAATATTATGGTTAGTAAGGGTTTTATATGATCCGAGGGGTAAAAAATGAAAGTATTTATTGGTTGGGATAGTAGAGAACAAATTGCTTATCAAGTAGCAAAGTACTCTATACGAAAGTATAATAAAGAGGTAGAAATTATACCCATCAAACAGCATGAGTTAAGAAACAAAGGAATCTACACTCGGCCAGAAGATGCTTGGGGCTCTACTGAGTTTTCACTTACTCGATTTTTAACTCCGTATTTAGCCAACTACGAAGGTATGGCAGTCTTTATGGATTGTGACGTGTTGGTTCAAACAGACATAGAAAGTATACTTGATGATATTGATATGCGTAATGTTGTTAGTTGTGTAAAGCATGACTATACTCCGTACACTCACAAGAAGATGGACGGAAAAGTACAACACGTTTATCCTAGAAAGAATTGGTCTTCTGTTATGGTTTTTAACTGTAAAGAATGTGATATTTTGCAACCAAGTAGTGTAAATGTTAGGGCTCCTAAATATTTGCACAGAATGGAATGGGCTAGAGAGAAGATTGGTTCTTTACCTCATACTTGGAATTATCTAGCAGGATACTATGATGATATTGAAAAGCCTAACGTCATACATTATACAGACGGTGGGCCTTGGTTTGAGAATTATAAGTTTTGTCCTATGGCAAAAGAGTGGGAAGATATGAAGGATGAAATGCTTTCTCTTCCTGCTGACTTTAAACAAAGACAGAGAAGTATGACAGAACTAAATTGGGATGGTAATGACACAAGAGGTAGGTATGGAGAAGACGAATCGTAAGCCTTGGTACATGAAACCAACAGCACAAGAGCAGAAAAAAGCTCATAAAGAAGAACTAAACGATGTACAAAAACTAATAAAGAAAATGATGAAATGAAGAAAACAATAATATGTGATATTGATGGTACAATATTTGATTATCCGCCAAGTGGTTCTGCACATATTTTTCATAAAGTAAGACTATTGCCAGGAGTACTAGAGAGATTTGCTAAATGGGAAGCTACAGGACACAATATTATACTTATTACTGGTAGAAGAGAAAGCCTGAGAAAGAGAACAGAAGCATCTTTGATTCGTCATGGAATAGCTTTTGACCAGTTAATTATGGGTTGTGCAGATACAGGAAGAGTACTAATCAATGACAATAGCCATGAAGGTACAGTCAAAGCTCATGCGGTAGCTTTAGTACGAGATGATGGAATGGATAACTTTAACTGGGAAGAAGTAGGATTATGAAACCAGTAGTATTGTGTACTTTTAGCGGTAGAAATGTTCCTCTAGCAAGAGCTTTTTCTTCTGGCTGTAAATCAAGAATAGTAGATGTACAAGAATTCAATGCTAAGAGTATGCCGAGCATAGCATCTTATGGAGTGTTGAGAGGCACTGCTGAATGTTTTAAACAAGCAGAAGAGTTTTGGTATATGGATCACGGCTATCTTGGTGGGTCTGAGGATTTTTGGAGAGTAACTAAGAATGAAGTGATACACAGTGGGCGGGGTCAATACCCCACGGATAGACTTCAACAGTTCAATCTCAAGTTTGAACCTTGGAAGAAAACAGGTAAGTACATAGTCTTGAGCCCTCCAAGTGCACCTCAAAGAAAGTTTTTAGAAATAGAAAACTGGCTTGAGGACACCATACTAAATATACGAAAGCATACCGATAGAGAGATAATACTGAGTAGAAAACCTCTCAAGCATAAGAATGGAAAGCCTAAAAAACTTGAAGCCCTGCCGGAGATTGCAAAATCTTTACGAGTAATTCCCTTTGGAGAAGCAGTTCATGATGCGTGGACAGTCATAACGGATCATTCTCGAGTAATGAATGATGCGTTATGCCTTGGTGTGCCTATAATTTGTACTAACAGAAATCGACAGATAGGTTCGATAGAAAGTATCGAATCTCCAGAATACATTGATAGAGAAGAGTTTTTTGCAGCTCTATCATATAATCAATGGACACTCGAAGAAATACGAAGTGGACAAGCATGGAGAGAATTGAATGGATAGACAAGTAAAAGACTGGATTAATTTTTGGGCTCTTGAGATGAGAAACCCCCACAATGATGGTTTTACAGCTCAGATGTATAGAGATAAACTGGTAGAGATAAAAGAATATATAAATATGCAACTAGAAACTGCTCCAACTTTTGTCGGAGACGATTGATGGGAATGGGCGATGAGATCATGGCAACTGGTATTGCAAAGAAGCTTCACGCTGAAACAGGCGCAAAAGTTGCTTTTGGCAATCCAAAAGGACAGTTGAAACCCAACATATATCCTGCCATGCACGCTCATAACCCAAAGATAATTAAGAATGAAGAAGAGTTGAGAGAAGCAGAAAAAGTTGTGTGGGACTCTTACTGTAAAGGAAACAGAACTTACATAGCAAATATAACAACTGCAAAGAAAGAAAAAAGATATAAGTGGAACTATGACTTCAAAGCATTGCCAGGAGAGTTTTTCTATACGTCAGAGGAGTTAAAGAAGTATAAAAACAATGCAGTAAAAGAAAAGTATATAGTTGTAGAACCACACTCAAAACAAGGTGGAGCAGCAGATAACAAGCAGTGGATTTGGAAAAGATTCCAAGAAGTAGTAAACATACTATCAAAAGATATAAAAGTGTATCAACCACACTACGGAAAACCACAACTAAAAAATACAACGCCTGTAATTAGTAAAGGTTTGAGAATGTTATCTTTGTTTTTAAAAGATTCAGCTGCTTTTCTTTGTAATGAAGGAGGAGTTCATCACACAGCAGCCACAGTAGAAGCAAAGGGTGTAGTAATATTTGGAGGCTTTATTCCTCCAGAAATAACAGGATACGACTTTCACACAAACTTATTTACAGGAGGAGAGGCTTGTGGTTCTAGATACTCTTGTAAGCACTGCAAGGCTGCTATGGAAGCAATAGGAGTTGATGAAGTAGTAGAACACATGAGGAAAATAATAGATGTATAATGTATTTACAACATTTGGGCCACAACACCAAAAATTATACGGTAAAAACTTTGTTGAGACTTTTATCAGAAACTGGCCTGAAGAAGTACACTTGTATGTGTACTATGAAAAAGATGGTTTTGTAGAGAACGAAAGAGTACACTGGTTAGATTATCATACAGAATGTCCTGGTCAAGCTGACTTTCAGTATAGAAATAAACATATAGAACAAGATTCCTTTTATAAAGGAGCTACTAGGTTTTCGTACAAAGCATTTGCTTGGATTCATCACTTAGAAAAAAGACTAGATAGATATAATATATGGCTAGATGCAGATATTATAACAACAAAACCAATTCCTTATGATTGGTTGAAGAAGGTACACAAAGAAGATCACGCGATTACAGCTTTGATGAGGCATAAAACTTATCATGCAGAAACAGGATTTGTATTGTTTGATAACTCTATGGAGCATTTCAATATATTTTTAGAACACTACAAAGATTTTTATGAAAGAGATTTATTATTTAAACTACCACAATGGCATGATGCTTACATTTTTACAGTAATAGCACACGACATGGTAAAAGAAGATGATTTAAAAATACTAAATCTATCTGGAGATTTGAACTGGCATCCATTCGTAACTGGTATACTAGGCGAATATATGGATCATTTAAAAGGAGAGAGAAAGAGATTTGGATTTTCAAAAGAAAGGAAGAGGTGGACTTAATGAAGGCAGGTAAAGTATGGGGTGAAACAGAATTAATTCATGCAAACGGAGTACTAGAGTTTCACAGAATACAAACAGTAAAAGGTGGGGTATGCTCAAAGCATATGCACGGTTTTAAATGGAATGGATTTTTTGTTGAAAAAGGAAAGCTACTGATAAGAGTATGGAAAAATGATTATGATTTAGTTGATGAGACTATCTTAGAAAACGGAGACTTTACTCAAGTAAAGCCAGGAGACTTTCATCAATTTGAAGCACTCGAAGATACTATAGCTTTTGAACTGTATTGGGCTGAGTTTGATCATAATGATATCATCAGAGAAAGCGTAGGTACTATGAAGATATTTAACGGAGACCCTGAAAGAGATCCTACTAATAAACAATACTTAGTACGATGAGTAAAGCAACCAACATAGCAGACTGGAGAGACTCCTCTCCTATATACACAGTAGCTTTGGTAACAGGAGGATTCGATCCTGTACATTCTGGGCATGTAGCTTTGATGAGAGAAGCTAAAGAATTTGGAGATGAGTTATGGGTGGGAGTAAACTCTGATAGTTGGTTATCGAGAAAGAAAGGAAAACCTTTCATGTGCCTAGAAGAGCGTATGGTAGTAGTGTCCTCAATCAGATATGTGAGCAAAGCTTTAGACTTATTTGATAAAGATGATACCGCAAATCATCTTATACAGTTTGTACTCGATACTACAAACTATAATATTGTATTCGCTAACGGAGGTGATAGAGCAAAAGGCAACACTCCTGAGTATATGACCTATCATAAGAATCCTAGAGTTGAATTTGCTTGGGGAGTTGGTGGCTCGGAGAAAATGAACAGTAGTAGCAAAATACTAGATGACTGGAAAAATAGTCCTTGACATTCGACCTCAATGCTTGTATAATAATTAGTGAAATCGGAAAAGGTAGATATGAATCTTTTTTATTTAGACGAAGACATTGACAAGTGTGCAGAATATCACGTTGACAAGCATATTGTCAAAATGCAATTAGAAGCTGCACAGCTTATCACTACAGCTCTATGGGTAGACCATGCGTTGGGCTATGTTCCTAGAGCACTCAATAAAGAAGAACGGAGAGTTATAGACGATGAGAAAGTGACACTCAAAAATCTAGACATGAGAGATCGAGCTATCTCTCCGTACCTTCCTTCTTTTTACAATCATCCCTGTAGTATATGGGTAAGAACATCCTTAGATAACTTTGAGTGGACTTACGCTTATGTCAGTGCTCTGAACTCAGAATATGGGTACAGGTATGGTGGCAAGAGCCACAAATCTGCAGAAGTTGTCAATCAACTACAGGAACCAAAAAACCTACCAAGACTAGGGTTGACTCCTCATGCGCAAGCAATGCCAGATGAATTGAAGAGACAAGATGCAATACTTGCATACAGAGACTTCTATATGCTGGATAAAGCTGTGTTCGCTTCATGGAAGCACAGAGATAGACCTAACTGGTGGGATGATTCAATAGCAGACTATGAGAGGAGAATAAGCGGAAGATGAGCGAAGAGCTTCCACCTCCCGAATGGAGACAAAACAAACCTATGTGTCCTCTTTGTAAATCACACTTAGTGCATGAAGATGACTTCTATGACTGTGATTACTGTGGATACTTATGGGTTGGCACAAATGACTTTCCAAAGTATGTGGCTCAATGAAGAGAGGCACAAAAAAGAAAAGTCATGAGAATCTAACAGACAGTAACATCAAGAATGTTATTTCTTTGTTAGAAGCAGAAAAGCCAATAACTAAAAAAGAAGCGTGTGATATACTAAATATATCATACAATACCACTCGACTAAATAAAATTATAGAAGAGTGGAAAGAGAATCAAGAGTATAGAGCAAGAAGAAAAGCTGAGAAGCGGGGCAAACCAGCCAGTGATTCTGAGATTTCTAATGTAGTTGAAAGTTACTTAGAAGGAGACAGCATATCAAATATAGCAAAAAGACTTTTCAGATCTTCTATATTCGTAAAAAATATTATACAAAGAGTGGGTGTACCTGAGAAGGGAGATGGTAACTATTCAATAGCAACCTATCTACCTGACGAATGTGTAGCCGAAGACTTCTCTGATAATGAGACAGCTTGGTCGGCCATATACGACTCACCTTGTATTATAGTTAAAAAATGGAAAGATAGTAGTGATGGTTCAAAAGTATACCATATATATGTAAAACAAGAATCAGAACTATATCCAGGAATGGCGGGGTTTTACGCATATTCAGCAGCATACGACCTAGGCAAACTAGAACACCTAAAAAGCTATGGAGTGAACACTGAACGACTATGATAGAACTATACGCAATATTTTGTTTGACAACGGCACTGACGTTGTTTATAACAGTGCAGTTTCCAATCTTTATGGCAGAAAAGCCTAAAGATGCACCTATGCTTGGAGTGATAACATTTTGGTTGACTACTGCAGGAGTAAGTGTAGTATGTGCACCTTTGATGTTTGCATTTATTTTTTCACCCCACATCTATGCAGAAAAGTTTGGAAATGCAGTTAGAAATCTTGGTCAATATTAATGGGCTATAGATTTTACACACAACAATTAGAAGCGACAGGTAATTGTCCTGGAGCACCACTAACCAACAGGAGAAAGAGAAAAATGGCTTGGACAGATGAGTCACGACAGCAGGCAATCGAAGCATATGAAGCGGCTGGACCAACTCCAGAAAACTCAATGGAGATAGTCAAACAGATTGCAGAGGATATGGGAGAGAGTCCTAACGGAGTTAGAATGATTCTCACAAAAGCAGAAGTATATGTAAAGAAAGCTCCTGCAGAAGGCAAATCCTCTTCTAGTTCCAGCAATGGAGGAGGCACTAGAGTAAATAAAGAGTCGGCTCAACAAGCTCTGATAGCGGCTCTTACTGATGCTGGTGGAGAGATTGATGAAGACATCATCTCTAAGTTGACCGGCAAGGCAGCAGTTTATTTCACTACGGAAATAAATAAAATCTTAGACAAGTAGTAATGCGGGCATAGCCCGCGCTTACTGTCCATTACTGCGGCAAAAGAGGTTTTGCGCAAAGTAATAGGAGCTGTAAGCGTGAGAAAAGAAGAACTAAGAAGAGTGCTGACTGAGCAAGGCGACTCTGTAATAACTTATAAGAGTGCCAACTCAGGTAAAACAAAATATAATGTCTGTACGCTAGATTTCGATACTCCTTATATTCAGCAGAAAAGGAATCGAGCAAAAGACGACGATGAAACGCTTTTAATGTTCTGTTGGGACACGGATAGTTATCGGCTTATGAAAGCTAAGAATGTACTATCCGTTGTCCCATTATCATCTATCCTCAAGAATGAGAGGTAGATATGGACATTTATTCAAAAGTAATTCACGAAGAGCCTCACAGAGAAGTTAGACTAACCATAAACGAATTCAATGGGATAGAATACCTACACCTAAGAGAATACTATCAAGACTTTGACGAAGAGTGGAAGCATGGAAGTAAAGGAATAGGTATACCATTGGATATAGAAAATTCTAAACAACTATTCACTGCACTAGCAGAAATCATATCTTTAGCAGAAAGTAAAGAAGTAATAGAAGAGTTTTTTGGAGAGACGATTAGGGATCTTTACGAAAAATAAATCTTGACTTTTTTATATTCATCCTTTATAATATTCTCAAATAATTGAGAAAGTATTATGTCAAAATTTTTAGATTATGCCGCTCAAATGTACTATGAAGGTACACCAATTATCAGCGATGAAGAGTTCGATAAATTGGCAGAACGTAGTAACTACGTTAGTGTAGGATATACTGGCGGGGATATAGAACATACCTATCGTATGTACAGCTTACAGAAAAAGGTTGTAGGCGATAATATTGATTCTATGCTAGAAGGAAGTGTAGTATGGACTCCTAAACTAGACGGAGCAGCAGTATCACTAACTTATGTCAGTGGTCGTTTACGCCTTGCTTTGACCAGAGGAGACGGCATAAAAGGTAAAGACATAACAGAAAAAATGAAATGTCTTGTGCCTGATAAAGTAGTTTCAAGAATGTCTAGTGTTTACATGGGCAGAATAGCCCAGATAACAGGAGAGGTCGTAGCTAAAAAAGATATACCAAATGCTAGAAACTATGCAGCAGGTTCTCTTAATTTAAAAGATATTGAAGAGTTTAAAACAAGAGAACTTAAATTCATTGCATACGGAGTACAGCCTAGTCTGAGTGATATAACTTGGTCACAAGATATGAAGTGGTTGAGAGACTTTGAACACTTTTCTACAGTAATAGATTCTGATTGGAAAGAGTACCCACACGACGGTAAAGTAGCTAGACTAGACAATGTACGAAGCTTTGATATGATGGGATACACAGCACACCACCCTAAAGGAGCTTTTGCTCTTAAAGAAAAACAAGAAGGTGTAGTTACAAAATTATTAGATGTAGTATGGCAAACAGGAAAGAGTGGAATAGTATCTCCAGTAGCCATACTAGAACCAGTTACAATAGGAGAGGCGTTGATTTCTAGAGCGACTCTTCACAATATCGGTTATATTAGAGAATTAGAACTCGAGATCGGGTGTCAAGTAGAGGTTATAAGATCTGGTGAGATCATACCTCGTGTAGTTAAAAGGATAAACTAATGACAACAAATCAACTTCCACCGTTTGAAAAAGTATTCGGTTGGCTTGGGTTACAAGATGACGATAAGTATTATAAAGCAGCAGCAGCTCTGCCTGCTCTTTTCTTTGCAATGAAGCAGGAAGATAGAGAGAGGTTGCTAGAAGGATGGATAGAAGCCATAGAAGCGTTCAAAGATTTTTCTGAACCATTTCCTACATACGATGAGGTTATTATCTCTGAAACCTTGAGCAATGTAGGCGAAAAAGGAAGCGCAGAAATTATACCTTTCAAGCCTAAGAAATAATGGCAGGAGTATATAATCAAACATTTTTTGACAATCATCCAGACAAAGCTAATTCTGATGGAGTCCTTTATTGCGTAGTTTTAGTAAATCAAAAAACTATGAAACGAGAGTGCTTAAAAATTGGTATAGCTTCTGGAAAAGATTGGAGACACGTTATAAAGCGTGGGCGGGGTTTCAAAGGGTATGAGATACGGATTCAAAAAACATACCACGACACGCTATATAATGTATGGAAACTAGAACAGAGTTTACATGAAGAGTTCAAGAAGTACCATTACTGGCCACAACAAACTTTTGGAGGATACACAGAGTGTTTCGAAATTCGAACCGAAATTATCAAAGCCATACCTTCAAAAAAATAATTCTTGACTTTTTAACTATCATCCCGTATAATAACCATTCACAGTCGGAGAGTAGATGAAACAAATTTTTGCACCAACATTTTGCCCCTCTTGCGAGGGTCTTCTGGAGTGGGAAAAAGAATTGCTATACTGCAGGAATCCAGACTGTGGGAGTCAGGTTGCAAAAAAGATTGAGAATTTTGCAAAAGTTCTCAAGATAAAAGGACTAGGAAAAGCAACCATTGAAAAACTAGAGTTGAGAAGTGTAAATGATATATACGAATTGACTCTTGAAGAAGTAGAAGAAGTTATCGGAGAAAAATTAGCTATCAAACTAATCGCTGAAATTACTAAGACGGCATATTCCGTTTCGTTAAATGACCTATTGCCCGCTTTTAGTATACCTTTGATCGGAAAAACAGCGTCTAACAAACTATGTTCAGTAGTTAATTGTCTATTCGATATTACAGAAGAAACTTGTAAAGAAGCAGGTTTAGGGCCGAAAGCCACAGAAAGTCTTCTTGATTGGTATAATAGTACCTTTATGGACAATTTGTGCAACCTTCCGTTCCATTTCAAATCTGAACCTAAACAAGATACTAAACCCAGGTGGGTGGTGTGTATTAGCGGACGCCTATCCTCCTTTAAAACTAAAGCAGAAGCCGAGAAAGAGTTGTTGCGGAATGGGTATTCCACAAAGGATTCTGTTACCTCCAACGTCAACTATCTTATAAATGAGAGTGGCGTTGAATCCGCAAAAACGAAAAAGGCTAGGGATCTAGGTATCCCTATTATCACTAACATTCAAAAACTAATAGGAGCCTAATATGGCACTACCAAAGTGGACAGATGAAAGGACTGATACTCTTACAGAGTTTGTAGGAGAAGAAAGTCCTGTATCACAATCAACCGTTATCGAAGCGGCAGACGAGCTAGAGACTTCTCCTCGTTCTGTAGCGTCAAAACTTCGAAAAATGGGCTATGAAGTAGAATCTGCGGTTGCAGCTACTACTCGTACCTTTTCTGAGAACCAAGAAGCTACTCTTCAAACTTTTGTTACTGACAATGCTGGTCAGTATACTTATGGCGAAATCGCTGAAGCTTTTGAAGGCGGAGCTTTCTCTCCGAAGCAAATCCAAGGTAAGCTATTGTCAATGCAATTGACTGAGCACGTTCGACCTACTCCTAAGCAAGAAAGTGTAAAAACTTTCTCAGATGCTGAGGAAGCCACTTTTATCAAGATGGCAGGAAGCGACTCTTATCTTGAAGACATCGCTGAAGCATTGGGCAAGCAAATCAACCAGATCCGAGGAAAGGCATTGTCTCTTCTCAGAAGCGGTTCAATTGACTCTATCCCTGCACAGCGGGACACTAAAGGACCATCTCGTGTTGATCCTCTAGAAGGCGTAGACGTAGCAAGTATGTCTGTTGCCGACATCGCAGAACAGATCGGCAAGACTGTTCGTGGTGTTAAAACCATGTTAACTCGTCGTGGTCTAGCTGCAGTAGACTATGATGGTGCTGCAAAACGAGAAAAAGCCGCAGGCTAGTCTCGTATCACGGTAAAGATAGGGGTATGGCTTGAAGAGATTCGTAGCCTCAACCGCAAGCTCGGAGTCGGCAAGTATGCGACTGCCCTGCCCTTCTCTTACATTTCTTTCATCGGAGGGTCTCTTTGAATATTTCCAGTGTCCTACTAAAACAAGTAATCGCCAACAGCGATATAGATACTTGGGGAGACTGTCAGCAACATTATTTTCCCTCCGAATATCATTCAATACACAGTGCCATAGGAAGGTATGTAACTGACTATGGCCGTCTTCCAACTTTTGATGACTTACAGTTATCGATAAGAGATTCCGCACTCAGAGATAAGTTTTCTGCAATAGAAACGGTTGATCTAATAGAGATCGAACCAAATATTCTGCTTGAGTATTTGAAAAATGAGTATACTCAATCAGAGATAATGGGTCAACTTGAAAAGTACCTAGAAAATTCTATTGCTATGGAATCTGCAAAGGAGAATATTGACTCTCTTCAAAACATAGTTCTAGACCTAGAAACTAAGATTGACCTGAGAGATCCTGAAGAAAATATGCAGAAGATGCCATTATTTGATTCTACGGATGATATGGAGAGAAGTATATCTCTTGGGCTAAATTCAGACTACGATAATATTGTTCGATTTAGTCCAACGGATATGGTTCTTATTGGAGGAAGAAGAGGGGCTGGAAAGTCCTTCACCTGCTCTAATATTGCATCAAATACTTTTGATGCAGGAGATTCAGTAATATATTTTACAATAGAAATGACATCTCGACAGATAATGCAAAGATG